CAATTCATCTGAGGTGTATAACAAATCGCCTTGCCAAATACCAGGAATATTTAATGCTGGTAATGTAGCCAATGCCACTTTAAGTTTTTTATTCAGACCGGGCCCCGGATGGTTCTTATCAATATCAGCATTGGTGTAATTGATTTTTGGAACTTTGTTAAAGATATGTTTACCTCCAACAAAGAACTTACCATTCTCTGGATTAATACCGGCCCAAATAGCTGGTGCACCGTCCCACTTGACAGTCACATTCACTTTACTCTTACTGTGGCCACTCAGCATTTTATCCAATGCAACAAGAAATGCTATAGCATTTTTACCACCTTGGACACCATTGTTTAGAATATCATCTTCAAGATGTTCCAGATGGGTATTCCGATCTTCGGTTAAAAATTGTTTAAAGTTGTTCATATTCATTTTTAATATACTTTAACATAAACACTAGCATTAAATTCAGACCTCAATTTTTGTGGTTTAAGACCCAATTCTTTTTCATAATTAATTTCTTTTCTTCCTGCTAATCCTGTTACATAGGCTATTGATGCTGCTGCCATAAAAAGATTCGTTATAACCCTCTTTTTTATTGATTCGTTGGGTATAGCTCCTACAGCCATACCTAATTCTCCCGCTCTAGCTTTACTCCAAAGAGTAGAAGAATCGTGCATACTTTTATCATTTAAAAAATCTGAGTTGGAGCCATTTAAAGCTTTCCAAATATCAGCAACATATTCTTTTAATAATTCTTTATGAGGATTTATTTTTGCCACATCTTTCCTTGCTTTTGCAACTCCAAACTGTTGTCCGTTAAACCAAGGATCAGTTTTTAAATCTATTTCTTTATGTTTCCTTTGTAAATTATTTAATTTTTGCACGCCGGATAATGAAGTTTGATTAATTATTTTTTGAAAATTTGCAGCACCTATATTGCCCATTTTAGCCTGAGCGTAACTTGATCCCTTTGATTGTGTGTATTCCAATTCTAATTTTTTATTATCAACATGATACTTTAATCTTATATGTTTTTGAGTTCCGGGAATAGCTTTACCTATACCAGCTTTGTAAGGGTTCATCTGTGCCTGTTGTGCGTTTATGCCTTTATTTAATTTTATAGTTTCGATTGAGAAATTTATTTTAACATCTTTATTTCCGGTTGTATATTCTATAATAGGATTATTAGTCTTTTCTAAAACCAATCTCGTAATATATTCATTACTATTAACAATATCAAAGTGTACTATTCTGCCTGGTTTTTTTAATGATATTGGTACTATATTTTTTTTGGAGAATTCATCCATTAAAGCTTGATTTACCTGAGCCAAAGAACGGGCCTCTTTATTAATTTTTTTTATTCTATTAATTCCCTTTGTATTTAAAACCCAAATATCTGCCGGATTCCATTTATCTGTTGATACTCCGGTAATATTGTTTTTAAAGGAATCGTATGGATTAAAACTAGAAGTACCTTCAAAGATTTTATCGTTATATATTTTATGCCGACTTGCAATTTTAAATTTTCTTTTCAGTTCATGCATTGCACTACCTTGAGCATCTACCCATTTCAAATTGGGAGAAGCATCATCAGAAGCAAACTGGATAAAATTCTTAACAGTGGTGTTGTTTCTGCCATTCATCCATTGATTGACGGTACTATGAAATACACAATATGAGTTTATAGCACTCAACACATCTTTGGAAAAATATTTTTTTTCCAAAAATTTGTCATAAGTTAAAGCTTGATTTTTCTTGATAGAATAAGCCAAACAAACTTGAGCTAATACTTCGGAGAAAACTTCTGTTTCTTTACCTGAAACTCTTGCCATTTTTGCTCCTCTTGTTTATAGCCATCTTACCACCTCGGGGTATTATTAAACATTATTACAGGTTCTAATCCTAAAAACTGTATCAATCTTTGCCAACTATCTCCGATCCATTCCTTAGCTTTCTTCCACATGTTCTTTAAATAAGATATAAATTTATTCCAAATACTCCTAATCTTATCCAACATTTTTGCTTCTGTTAAGGGGACATTATTTAAAAACTCCAATTCTTCTGTCATGTTTTTGAGACCAAGTCCCACCGCACTGTAGATAGAATAGAATCCAGTTTTCTTTGTGATTCTTGTATTGGGATCCATCTTTCTTTGAGATCCTGATTTGAATCGTGCCTCTGGTACTACTTGCTTAGATATTTTTTTTACATACCCTTTATCCTTAAATGCATCATGTATATAAGCTGGTGATCCGTCCCAAGAAGTTACAAGAAAATACTGTGCTGCACCAGGACTTCTACTGCCAAACTTCTGTATCCCAGTCATGGCTTCATAAGTAAACTCATAAGCAAACTTTGGATTTTTAGAAAAAACATCTCTTAAATCTTTCTTAAACTTGTGGTGTATCTCATTAGTTATATTAATCAGTTCTGACTTTTTATTCTTTACAAGTTCTGCAGCATTACCTTTAACCGCAGGTACCGTAGTCGCCATCATACTATTAAAATAATTTTCTAACGATTTTATAGCTCCTGTAATAGGTATATTAGCGGACTTACAGGCCGCATAAAACGTAGCAGTGGCTTCTGATTTGCCACCACTCATCAACTGAGCACCTTTGCCAGTCTTTAATGATATGCGTTTATTTCCGATTATAAGATCGGTCTTAGGAGTTTTAGTGGCGCCTGGAACCTTCCGGTTGGGGAAATACTGGGCCCATTGGCCAGTTACATCGTAAATGTTAGCGGGCATTACACCCTTGCCACTCAATTTTAAATCATTTACAATTTTTTTACCAACATCTGGAGATATTCTTTTGTCTTTAGGAGTATAATTTGGACCACCTGCAGCTGCAACGATAACCTTTTCCATTTCAAAGGCAGCTGTTGTTTGAGCTTCATGTATAGAATATTGTTTAAAACTAATCATAGGACTATTTATTATACTTTAAAGTCCGCAAACCGATCTACAATCTCCTCCTCCTGTCCTGTATCTACCAAATCTTCTTGAGCTGTTTGTGATACGTCATAAAGTTTCATCTTAGCTCTATCTACACCTATAATAAATTTCTTATTCAGTGTTGGATCATTGTATCTATTCTTCAATTGTTTAACTAACATTTGGTTCATATCCTGAAGTTCATCAGTAGATATTAATGCAAACATAAAATCAGCAGTCGCCGGTAAGCCAAACGACTCTGATGTATCTTCAAGGCCTACATCTGTTGAAACAAACCCTGTTCTAGTTGTCTGTGTTGCTGATACAATAGGGACATTAAACTCTACAGCCAACCCCCTTAATTCCTCTGCAATAGATTTTATATAACTATATGAGTTTACTACAGCGCCGGCCCGGAATCTACTTGAAGCACAAATATTTAAATAATCTATAAAAATAATATCAGGAACAAAATCCCTTTTTAATTGTAATTCACTTAACAAGGTTCGGAAGTGGCCTGCATGTGCAGATGCTGTAGGATATTCCTTAACTATCAACTTGCCCTGAGTTTTCTTACGAACTTTATCGAACCTATCCTCATACATATATTTTGGCAAATCATGTAGATCATCCATACTAATGTTCATTAGATTAGCATCAATGCGTTCTGCTATTTTATACTCTGCCATCTCTAATGTAATATACAATACATTCTTACCCTGCATCAATGTAGATGCAGCCACATGACACATAAACAATGACTTACCTACACCGGTACCTGCCAAAGCAATATTCAATGTTTTGTTTGGAAGACCACCTTTGGTGATCTTATTAAAGAAATTTAGGTCAAAAGGAATTTTCTCCTCGACCTCATGGTAGAAATCATACCGATCTTCGGATTGTTCTGTGTAGCTGTGACCTACACTACTATCAAAAGATACCTTTAAGGCATCTGATAATAATGTGGGAAGAGCATCAGGTGTTCTGGTCTTATCTTTTCCATCTATGATGTGAATGCCATCCAAAACAGCATTATAAATGGCTTTGTCCTTACACCATTGCTCTGTTTCATCCAAAAGCCATTGTTGCTTTACATCTGACTCTTGTGTAATTTCACTTTCTAAATAATTAACTGCGGCCTTATATTGCTCTTCATTAAAGCTTATTTTTTCAAGTTCAATAAAAAGAACTTCAATAGTAGGATTACTATTATATTTTTCTATATAATTAAAAATAGATTTAAAGATAATTTTTTCAACACCATCCTGAAAATATTGCTCTTTAATAAATGGTATAGTTTTTCTTGTATACTCCTCATTAAGTATTAAGTTCTTCAGAATTATCGTTTCTATTTTCATCAACTAACCTATATTGTTCACTTTCTATGCTACCTTGTAATATATCCATAAACACATCACCAATAGCATTTTTAAATTCTATCGTTTTTAAATCTAGTTCATTAGGATTATACAACACTTCAAACTTAAAGTCAATAGGTATTGACTCTACACTTTCTAGGTCTAAAGGACTTCCATCCGGGTTCTTTAAAATTACCCTGCCTTTCAAAAAAGTCCATATAACACTTTGATATGGTCCATCTTTAAAAATTAAAGCACTTTTTCCTTGTTCTTTACTTTCTATAAATTCATAATCATACATAATGTAAATACGAATGGGCAAAATATTTCCGTCCTGAAATGGGCTTTCTGCCGGCATGTAGCCAAGGCCACATCGGAGGAAATATCACCATCGTTCCTGCTTTTGGTTTCACCGATAACGGCAAATATGTTCCTGGTTTATACAACTGTGGAAATTCTGTTTCTCCACCTTCTTCCACATCATTTAAATATATAAGCATATTTAAAAATCTATTATTACAACCATCAGTGGAGTCTACATGGTCATCAAACCTATCATAATCATTATTTTCATAACGTTTTATTCTAATAGCTTCCACTCCAATTTTTTCAAATGGTGGCCACATCTCCACAGTAATGTTACAATCTTCTTTATACTTATGAATATAAAACCAATAAACTTGGGCTAATTTATCTCTTATTCCTTTCCAACTATCATTATTATAAATGTTTATTTGATTAAACGAAATCTTCATATCATCTTTCTCTATAAGGACGTTTTCAAATTCATCCTCAGAAGCATCAAACTTATCAATAAGAAACTTACAAGAATCTATATCAACAACATTTTCATATGTACGAATATAATTATCCATAAGTAAATTTTTCTTTGGCAAAGGCATCAAGTTTTTCCATCACTTCTGGTGTAAAGTATTTTTCTGGATCATTGTTGATAGTTTTGCCGAATGTCTTTGTGCCGTCTGGCAATTCAATTCGGGTTGATACTGAATTGAATACACCAGCC